GAATAATCTTTGGGTTTCCATATACCTGAAGAAGAATCAAATTCACCAAAGTCTGTAGGTGCTTTTGCAGTTCCGTCTATGAAATGAACTTCTGCCATATACCCATCAAAGTAAAGATTATTAGCAGGTCTGCCTCCAATCTCATGCTCATAAGTTGCATCATTAATAGAAAAATCAGTATTTTGTGATGGGTATGTTGTGGTATTATATGATACCTCATTTCCATTAACATAAAATCTAATTCTATTAGATGCAGTTGCTTGAGTTGTATCTACTGATAATAATATATGATACCAAGCCGATACATCTCTGAATAAATTATTAGTATTAACCTCTGCACTTGATGTGCTATCAAAAAAACTTAATCTATCTGCACTGTCAAAATTAAAAATAGTTTGTGGTGTGTTGTCTGTATCTGCTGATGCAAATAATATTTCATTTAAACCATTATTACCTTTTTTTACCCACCCACTCCAAGTGAAAGTTTTTCTATTTCCATCACTACCAAATGTTTTTGTTAATGAAGCACTATCATCATCATTAAATCTTAGAGAACTAGCTTCACCAACTGCACTAACTGCACTGTTCCCACCTAGAATTGGGAATGTCATTATATCACCTCTGGGAAACTAGCTAAAGGTCTTGAGGTTGTATTTGTATCTTCGTCATACACCCAAGTGAATAAAGTTTTTAAAGCGTCAACATCAGAACAAGCATTTATTTGTGTTTCCATTTCATTTGATTTTGCTCTTACATTTGTTCTATAAGTTGCAACATCACTTGGTACAGAATAATCAGATACTTCAGTTGCTTTGACTACATGCCAATCAGTAGGGGATAGAAGTCCACTTGCTTGTTGTTTGATTTTGTTAATCTCTAATCCTTTTAATCCGTATTGTTTGATGTCACCGACTTCTTTATCGCTAGGGATTTCATCACCATCTTCAAATAGAATATCTGCTAAAGGTTTTGCAGTTGCAGTGCCATAGCTTCCTGTGACTACATTATCAGCATAGGAATAGCTGATATCAGTGTTGATATAATAATATTCATCTTGTTTGTTTGAACTATCTATAACCACTTCATAGATGCCTATCGCTTCTCTTTCTTCGTTAGTCCATAATGAAAAGATTGATTTAGGATATTGATTATCATTGATAGTAATTCCTTTATTAGAATTTACTATTTTGACGAATTGTCCGTTTTCTACTAATGCAAACATTATGTAAGATTTAAACTCCTTCCTGTTTCATATAAATTTGTTCCGTTTGATTGAAAAACTATAATATCTCTAGCACTCGCAGTTGTAGTGAGTGTAGGTGCGGTTGCAGATGCAAACTTAAATACGGAGTTGAATGTAGCAGTTCTTGAGCCTGTGCCATCTTGAATAATTATTAAAGCATAAAATCCACCATCAATTAAATTTGTCGGTGCTGAAAAAGTTCTATTACCACCCAAAGTCACTTGAGCCACTTGGATAGCTGATGTATCCCAAGCTATGGTTGCACCATCTGTTAGCGTTCCTGTAGGTGAGTAAGCTACATTATCAAATAATATTTTACCTGTTCCGTTAGGTGTAAACTGTATATTGCCATTTGAAGCAGATACAAACTGATTACCATTAACATCTAAATCACCGCCTAGTTGTGGTGAGGTGTCGTTTACTAAATCAGCAACAACAGAACTGTCTAACCAATTAACTGTGTTAGCTGAATAGTCAATAGTGGCTAGTGATATATTATCTGAGCCATCATAAAATTTTAAAGTTGGGTTTGTTGCATTAGTTGTATCTAGCCAAATAGTACCTGCTACTGCTCCACTAGGTGTAGAACTGCCTGAATGTGTTGAATTGATTGCTGATAATGCATTGTTTATATCGCTTCTAGTTGCAGGGAAACCCTGATTGGCGATATTCATATCGTGTTGTGCCATAACTTCTTTTTAATGCCCTTTCGCTATATAGTCAAATGTTTTACTTATTGCAGTGCCACCACTGTTCTTAAATGTTATATCATAGCCTGATACTGATTTGTTAGTTATTTCATAAAAATCACCTGTTGCCAATCCTTGTGCTGAAACACCAATAGCAGGGGTAGAAATAAACACAGGTGAGAATGTAATAGATTTAGTTCCTGCACCTGATGCTACATCATTTTCAGAAACCAATCTTTCTTGCATATCTGCATCTACGGATAGTGCTGATACCACAGGAGTTGCGGAGTTATCTAAACTCTGCATTATTAATCTAAATTTAAAATATCTTGCAGAGTAATCACCCACATTGAAATTTCTAAATGATGTGTAAGTGATATTATCAGTAGATGTAGCAATCTCTAAATGACTAGATGCATTTACAGATGCGTCACCATCAAAGTTAGAAGCTTGGTCATCAAATAATCCTGCTACGTTATCAAACAATCTATCTCTATCATCTGTAGTTTGGGTAATATTTCCTGTTAATCTAGTTGTTTGTGTACTGCCTAAATCTATAATATTAGCAAATTCATAAGTTCCAATAGATGGAACATTGTCATTAGTTGTACCACCATCAAAGTTTCTTGTGGTTATATCGTCAAAGTTATCTGAGGTGTTATCATCAAAGTTTTCAATACTATCTAACTCTAAAGCATTATCTACTGCAACGCAGTCTGTTTTAGTTCCTGTAAAGTTTGGATTTTCTGTAGCAGTATTAGCATTAGTAAAGTTTCCAATAGCGGTAATATTAGTAGTAATAATAGCTTCATTAGATGAGAAGTTGCCTAGCTTATCTACTGCCTTAATAAGATATGAGCCTGTTCTAGCAGGTACAGTCACAGATGTTGCAGGTCTTGATACTCTGTTAATTAAAGTAAAACTATTTTGCCATTCTGGATTTACTGTTTCTGTAGTGAAGTTAATAACATAATAGTTCAAATCAGCATCAGGAATACTTTCCCAACTAAGATGAGCATCACTACCTACAATATTAATTGCAAAATCTTGCACGTCACTCGGTGGGTCAATCTCACCAATTATATCTCTTGTAGCAGTGACGTTTGTACTTTCAACACCTAATGAATTTATAGCCTTAACTCTTACTGTGTAATTATCACCTGAGATAACATTCAATACTCTATGGAATAAATCTACTGTACCTCTACTATGCACAATAAAATTACTATCAGCAGTTCTTTTATATTCTACTTGATATTCTCTAACAAATTGGTCTGGTGATGCACCAATAGTAATATTCATGGCAACAATAACTGTTCCGTCATTGTAAGATATTAGTTCATCAGCAAGGGTGACTGAAGATGGGGGTTGTACTGTGAAAGGATTTGGTAGAGAAGTATCTGGTACGACAGGTTGAACTGTGTTTGTTTCCCAAGTATACCAACTGTCTTGATGCTCTATTAAAGATAATTGTACTGTGTAATTAAGATTAATTGACATTGATACAACTCTAAAAGGTTTAGCAGTCATGCCTAAAATCGTATCAGTGATAGATACAATATCACCTATGGCTAAATCCATAGCTGAATAATTTGCAGTTAATGTTAAACCTAATTGATTTCTGCTTCTATTTAAAACGACCTTACCAAACTCTAATGCCTGATAAGGATTAGTAATCATTTGTAAATCTAATTGAAACTCTTGTAAAAAACCTCCATCTTCAGTTTTTAATGTTTGATGTGCTGCATCTGTTTCTGGATAAACTACTGTGTCTACTTCATAATTTTTTTCTGGATTGATATAGTTAATATTGATGCGGTTGTATTTTTCATTTTTCTTTTCACTGGATAACTTAATGCCACCTATGATATTATCTTTGTTTAAATTTAAACTAGCACTTCCTGTTTCTTCTAAGATTAATTTATATTTACCTTGTGTATAAGGTAAGAAACCCCTCATACCTCTTAATAAAAAACGAACATTATCTATAATCTTTTGGTTAGTATCTAAGACTGAATTACAATCAAATAAATTAATATCAGCACCGCCAGAATAAGGTGTCACTTGCGTAATAGCAGTTTGACTAGCATTATAGAAACTTTGTAAATCTATATCTGATACACTAATTCCTTTTCCATAAGTAGTATCTGTTAGATAATCTAATAAACACCATGCAGGATTTGTTGAATAAGATGCAGTTTGAGCAACTAAACTTGAATTATAACTTACAACCTTTTTACCTTGAACTTTTGCTTGGATTTTAGGAATACTTGTAAACTTGTCAGCATCCCAAGTTATACGAAACGCAATATAACATAATCCAGATAATTTATGATTACTTCCCCATGACGATAATGTCGTTAATAAACTAGAAGCTGATTGTCCTGTAGTACCATAGAAAGGTTGAATAGTTATTGTTGTTCCAAACCTATCTCCTGTTGATGTTATTTGAGTTCCATCAGCAAATGATCCACTAAATGTCACTACCTCATCATCAACTTTAATTTCAGTAATAGCGTTAATCTCACCTTCACCTAATACTATTGCACCATAAAGATATTGATTATCTGTTCCTGATGTTTCTAAAAATACTCTTGTACCACCTACTAATCTTTCACCATAGATAACAGGGATTTGTGCATTATTAGATTGCTTATTAACTAATGTTCCTTTTGCTTGTTCGTTTTGGGGTATATCTGGGATTTCTGGAATAGGAATAATCCAAGAGATAACATCTTGAACTAAATCACCTACAAAATCAAAAAAGTCATCAAAGAAACCCATTATTGCCTACCCCATTTTAAATCTTGTATTGTTAAGGCACTAAATTCAAAACCTTTATCAGTAGAATAAAATCTTTGTTGGCTACCTTCGTTTGTCTTTCTTCCTGCCGTTCTACTAAAGTCACCAAAGTGAGAAGTACAGTTTAAAGTTAGTACGCCTTGTTTTGTATCAATAGAATAATTGTTGATATATCCTTTATCATAATTGAATGTATCTATTAACGCTTCAGAACTATTTATAAAACCAATATCAATAGTCACTTCATCATTTGATACAACATTACCTAAGACAATAGAAACAAACGCACTATCTACTGCTGATAATTGAATACTAAAATTAGCAACATTAATTTGTGAATTTTCTGCCTTTGCTGAAATCTTTAATAGATGCCCACCTGCCGAATAAGTATTCGCATTATGAACTATATCTTTATAATGATTGGTTAGTCTTTGAACTGTGGGAAAACCTATCTCTACTAATGCAACAGGTTTAATACTACCAGAATTTATTTCTGTTAGTAGGTCGCTAGATAATCCTCTAGCCATTACAATGCCTCTATAAAATCAACTTCAAATTTATATAAATCTATATCGTCAGTATTAAACTGTTGAATGTCATTAGTTAGTCTTACTGTAAAGGGAACATTATCATAAGTTATTGTGGCATCATCAGCTAAGTTCTCTCGTAATGGTGGCTCTATTGTTAGAGTAGATGCGTTCCCTGATGGAGTGACATCTTCAACAATCATATAGACTTTGCTATGGCTACCAAATTTAATTAAATCACCTGCCAAAAATGCACCTGCTGAATTATTATGGTGTCCGTCTACTGTTATGGTTGTATCACCTGCGGTATGTGATCCATTAACTGCAACATTATTTACTTCATGTCCTCTAGCACTTGAAATAACAGGTGGAACTATTTGGAATGTTTCTTTTTGACTTCTTTGTTTAATTATAAATGCATAAACAGGAGCAAATTTAGTTCTTCCCATGGGTGAATATGAAGCTGAGAACTTCCATCTTTGACCATCTACTTGAACACTAAACATCTTACCACTGTCTGTCGTAGATGTGATTGTTTTTTGTTCAGAACTAAATCCTAATGCCTTAAATGTAGGTGATGTTGGATATGTACCACTCATTAAACTAACGCTTCTTTCCCTTGACTATTTAAAGCATCATTTATCACATTAACAATAACACTTCTACGTTTAACTAATAAATTATCAAAACCTTCTGTGTCATTAGCATATACATTGACATTAACTGTTGTTGCACGACCTAAGTCTTTATTGGCTATTATACTTCCAGATTGATTTGGTACAAACATCTCTGGACCTTGCTCACCTACCATATATTGATTACCACTTCTTACAGGTCCACCTAAAGCACGACCTTGATATTGCGTTGATTGAATTTTTGCGACTTGTACTGCACCTAATGCACCTATGATACCTGCAAGAATAAAATTTCCAGAGCCGATAGCTTTTGCAACGCCTTTAGCAGTACTCATAATTGCTTCTGCAGTATCTAATGCTTTTGCTATTTCAAATGCTTTTTTATTATTTTGTGCAACTGTATCTAATAATTCTCTACCTGATTTTCTAGTTAAATCTTTCATTTGGTCTTGAGTTAAATTTTCTAAATCTAATTCTGCAAATTTACGATCTTTAATTAACTGAAATTGTTTATCAAGGTTAGCCTTCATATCATCTAGTCTTTTCTGACCTAATTCTCTTAATTTCTCATTTGTTTCTTCTTCAATTTTTACTTTTAAATCTTTTATAGTTGTTAATTGTTCTCTTGTAATACTTCCTTCTTTTTCTAAAAATTCTTTTAAAACAATTAATTGTTTATCTTGTTCATCAAGTATTATTTGTTCTTCTGTTCTAAATTTATCTTGTAATGCTTTTATATCTTTGCCAAATTTTAATTGTATTTGTTCAGTTGATTCTTCACCTGTATCACCTGTAAATGTTTGGAACTGTAATTGATCTGATAATTGTTTATAAAATTTTGCAGTCTTTTCAGCTTCTTCTCTGGTCTTAATTTGTGCAAGTATATATTCATCTAATGATTTTGTTGATTTATCAATCTGTTCTTCAGCAATTTCAAAAGGTAGAGCAACATCTGTAAATGGCAAAAAATTAATTAATTTTACTGCATTATTTACAAATTCTTTTAATCCTTCTATTAAATTAGCTAAAGAATTACGCACTGTATCTTTAATAAACTCGAATGTACCTTTAAAAACATCAGCTAATCTTAATGGAACACCAAGCGTTTCTTCTAATCCATTTCTAAATTGATTAATTGCAGTAAGGGCAATTAGAATAACACCAGATATTGGACTAAACGCAGAAACTAAAGCTATAACAACAAGTGTGGTTTCTTCTATATTTTTTCTAGCTACATTAAATAAACTTATGGCATCTTGTAAAGCTATACCTAAATTAACACCCACTTCTTTAATGGCTTTTTGATTAATATTAATAAAATCAGTTAATGCGACTGTAATATCAGCTATAACAGGTGCTAATCCTTGACCTAAAATATCTTGGGCATCAGTTATTGCTATACCTAAGTTAGAAAATTGAACATTAAGATTCTTTAATAGGTTAGCGGTAGCATCACCAAATTCATCTTGTATGCCTTTAGCGAAAGCATCAACTATAGTTTTTGCACCTTCAGCAGTTTTACCAAACTCAGATATTTGACTTCTTGTTAATCCTAACTGTTCTTCTAATATTCTTAATACAGGTACACCACGATCACCTAATCTTTGTATTTCTTCTAAACCTAATCCACCACTTACAGTTCGTGCAAATAAATCGGTGACTGCTTCAAGCGTTCCTATTTGATCTGTCGTGATCGCTGCTGTGTTTGTAAAAACATTTAATATTTCTGCTGATGGAGTTATACCTGCCGCTTTAAGTTT